ACAATTAAGCCGGCAACGGGTGCCGGCTTGCATGTTTTCCTGCTGTATTTGATGCGACTGTACCAAATTCGTACCAATCGCCTTGAGAGCCTTATTCTATAAGGCCGCTTGGTGCCCAGGAGAGGACACTTATCTGGTATCCGTTCGCCCCGAAACCGCGATGTAATCGTTGTTTTGAGATACTAACATGGTATCATTTGGTCAATTTAAGAGTGCGACTGTACCAGATATGTACCAAGGTGCGTCGCCAGACAAAAGGGAACCGAAAACGTGGCGACATACCAGAAGCGCGGCGAGAGCTGGCGCGCTATCGTGAGAAAGGCCGGCCACAAGCCGATCAGTGCATCATTCAACACCAAACCTGAGGCGGTGGCATGGGCTACGGCAACAGAGGCAAAGCTGAATGAGGGCGGGCAGATCGTCGACGACAATTCCGTGACGCTGCCAACTGTCGCGCGGCTGCTGACGCGTTACGCGCTCGAAGTCAGTCCGACGAAGCGGGGCGAGCGTTGGGAGGTGATGCGGCTGGAAATGCTGGCGCGCAATTTCCAGGTGTTCCAGAAGCCTCTCGCGCGATTCTCGCCTCAGGACGTAGCCGACTGGCGCGACGACCGCCTGCGCAGCGTCTCCGCTTCGTCCGTGAATCGCGAACTCAACCTTATATCTGCGGTGTTCACGACGGCAATCAAGGAATGGCGCATGCCGCTCAAGGAAAACCCGGTGCATCTGATCCGCCGGCCTAAGAGCGCACGGCCCAGAAAGCGCCGAGTGGACAACACCGAAATCCAGACCATTTGCGGCGCTCTCGGGTGGGACATGAAGTCCGCACCTGAAATTTCGAAGCATCTGATCGCGTGGTCATTTGCTTTTGCCGTCGAAACCGCCATGCGCCGCGGCGAGATCCTGAACATCCGGCATCGTGACGTCAACATCGCAGAGCGCTATATTCATCTGCCGCAAACAAAGAACGACGATGCTCGTAACGTGCCGCTCTCGACGCGCGCAATCGACCTTTTGGCGCTGCTTTCCAAAGGTCGGCCAGACGATCATCTGGTGCCGGTGAACGCTGGATCGTTTGATACGCTTTTCCGCGAGGCGAAAAAAAAGGTCGGCTTGACCGACCTGCATTTCCACGATTCGCGGCGCGAAGCTGCTACTCGAATGTCGAAGTTGCTGCCGAACGTTTTAGAACTGTCGGCAGTCACTGGACACAAAACCCTCAAGATGCTGCAAATCTACTATGAACCGAAGGCGACGGACATCGCCGCCAAACTCGGCTAAGCAACAGTGGGCGTCCTGCGTGGGCGCCCACGCTGCGCAGGCGCCGCATGAGTGCTCTGATCGATCACCCAATCTCTGACCACTGACGGCACCCACCGCGGCCGGCCAAGGCCCGCAACTCGCGGCGGAAGGCTGGCGGGTTTCTTCGTTACCATCGTCTGAATCGACGTCGGGCTGTAGCCTAAAAACTTCGCCAGTTCCTTGCTCGTCCACAGTTCTTCCATTTTCAATCCCCTAGATGTCACGCGCAGATGATTTCTGATGAACTGTGTCGTCTACTGGCAGCTTGAACAGTTCAACGTCGTCAGGCTTCAGGTGCAGAAAAGGGAAGATGCGTATGCAGCCTTTCGGGTTGTCGCGCTTCGCCATGACGACTCCGTTATCCAAGACACAAAGCACTGTGCATACTTCATTCTTCAGCCAAGCGCGCCGCTTGACGGTAATCCGATCGCCTGCCCTAAATTTGCGTTCGGTCATGCCGCCAGCCTTTGCGGCTCCGTCTGCCGCGCGCTCCTGCGCATCACATCTTCAAGCTCAAACTTCAATTGGACGTCGGCCACAAGAGCGCTCGCATACCGCGATGTCATGTGCGCGGACTCCTGCCTCATTGACGCAATCGAGCGCTTTGCTGCAGCAATGTCGAGCGCCGTGATCTCGTGGCCGAGTTCCAGCTTGCCGCATAGCACGGCCAGGCCGTTCGTCAGGATAGGGCGCTTGTTCCGGTTCGAATGCAGATCGAATGCATCTGTCAAGCCTCGGATCGACGGCCCCATCGCGTAATAGCATCCTTCCGTGCGGTCGGAGAACACTGGTGCGCCGCTCTCGTCCGTTGTAACGGTGCCGTCGTGCTCCAGTTGCTCAACGATCGCCTCGACCGGAGTGAACACGGCCGATATTTTCCACATTTCATGGCGTAACAGCCTGCCGCCTGCGTTCCACTTAGGCTGGTACGGCTTGCGCGCTTTTTTGTTGCCGGCCATTCTCACACTCTCCAGTAAGAGCGGGTCAGTTCGATGATCCGCTGTGCTGCTGCTTCAATCACTTCTGGTCTCCTACCTTTTGAGACAGGGCGCTCTCAACGATGCTTAGGGCGATGCTCATGCCCGTTTGCACCGCGCTCTCGATGGTTCCTTTCGCTTCGACCGGCACGCTGGTCGCCACCTTTCCTAAGTGCAGCGGCTATTTCCTCCAACGCCTCCCGCCGTATCGCATCCTTCGAAGCGGGGGCGGGGTGGGACTGGCTGAGTGTGAGCCATGCATCGTTTGCCTTGACCAGCTGCGCCTCCAACTCGGCGATGCGCTGTTTAGCCTGACGCGCTTCAATGCGGTATGCAGTTCCTTCGCATGCCCGGCCGCACGTGTCACCGTCTCGCATCATCGTCACTTGCTGCTCCAACTCGGCGATGCGCGCGACTTGCTGCTCGATCAGGTCGAGAATGGAGTGTCGATCCGCTGGCGTTATCTCGCGGTTTGCGTCGCGGATCAGTTCAGTTAAGGATTTGCTCATATCACCGGCTCCCCGCTTCGCGTAGAAGGGCGGCGTCGATAACTGCGCCCCAATCCTCCTGCTCGCCAAGCACGTTCCATAGCTTGGTTGCGTAATAGCTATGAACGCCCATGAGATCGAACTCGGATTTCTGCGCATCTAGCCATCGATACCGGGCCGCGTCTCGCTCAACGTCGCTCACCCCGTCCCCGGCTTCGCGCGCGGCGGGAGAGGGTGCGGCGTGCTCGGCAATGCAGCCTCGCGTGCCGTACTCGCAAACGCGGGTTGAGAAATTGTCGTGCACGCAGGCGTCACGCGGCTTAGCGCTGGCAGCGGCGAGTTCGCGCAACTTTTGCACAGCGCGGACCATTGGCTCAAACGACATCTTGGCGGGTTTGATTTCGCCGTTCGCTACCTTCAGGTATTCACGCTCGAGCGCATCGGCCACACCCGCAGCGCTGACGTTATTCGGTTGGTGGGTCATTTCGGGTCCTCGTTATGCAGCTTGGCGTGGCACAGCGACAACGACGCCAAGCCCGCTGCGAAGTAACGCTGCATGGTTTATTTGTCCGTATGCCACAAGGCAGATAGGCGCGCCGCTGTTGAAGTCCGCTCGGGAGCCATCTACACGGTGAAAATGCGGGCGCCCCTTGAGGAACAGCACGGCATCTGCTTTTCCCCACACACTTTCGTAAAACATTGCCGTCTCAGTACGGGCCGGAATCAGCGCGACCCCATTGCCGTGCTCTGCCATGCGGCGCATCCACAGCGTTGCCGCTCGCCCAAAAGGTGGGTTCATCCAGACACGGCCAAACCATTCTTTGCTCAGCCCGTCGTCGTTGACGGTGTAGTGCCGCCGCGCGGTGTCCCAAGGGCGATTTACTGGCGAGCACGGATCTAGGTCGAACGCACCGAGCGTCGCCATGATCTCCGGCGGCGTGAGCCATTCGTCGCTAACCATATTCGGCGATTGATGACCGCTCAGGCTCACGATTGCTCTCCGTTAGTGGATTGGGCGCGGGCTTCGACTTTGAAAAAGCAGTCGCGCGTTGATTGAACGAAGACCCGTTCGTGCTTTCCGTAGTTGTATGTGAGCCGTTCCCCGTATCGAAGCGCCAACCAGCGCACGACGAACAGCGGCAGGATATTCACCCATGCGCGCATCATGATTTGACCTCTCCGTCGCTATCGCTCGTCAGGGGAGCCGTGGCTGAAGATGCGGCGTTCACCATCGCGCGGAACACGGCGTTGGCGGTCCATATTTTGTTGAGCGCAGTCGTTTCCATTCGAATCGCTTGCGCCCCGGCCAATTGCATCGCGTCGTCAGGTTTAAGCGGAATGAGTGCGAACCCTTCTGGCACACTCGCGGCATCGCTAACAGTGGCCGTGAGTGTGGCGGCCGATGCAGGCGCGGTGTCTACGATCTTCTGAAAAATGTCCATCGTCCGGTTGGTGGCTTCTTCCCACGCCCAAGAGACGACGCATTCTTTCGGGATCTTGTCGTGCAGAGCCGCATGGATCGCGCCTCGCATGTGGTCCCAAAGGTCGCGTCGGTCGAGCGTGACGAGATTGCGCGCGTCCCCTGTCAGCGCCACACTCGCCTCATCGCGAGCGAGAGCGGATGCACTGGTAGCGAGGGCGGATTCAGCGCGCTCAAGTCGCTCGATCAGTGCAAGAACGGTGCTTGGCTTGACTGCACGAAAGTAGGCCTCTGCCGCGCCATGCTCGGGGCCGATGCCGTAGAACTGCACTCCAAGCGCATGACCGTCGTAGTTGCAAAAATCTCCTTCGAGATTAACGGTTCCTTCGCCGCAGCAAACTGGGCATTCGAGGTGCCTGCTGCCATCGGTGAAATGCTCGATCCGCTCTGCGCCGTCGATGTCTTGCGGAGTTGCGATGATCGCTGCGGCTTTGAGTGCGGCAAGTTGTTCGTCGCTCAACGCCTCGCGTCCCTGGTCTTTGCTGTCGTTTGTCATCATGATTTAGCTCGATCAAGCAGCCGCGCGTTCGCCGGGCTTGCGTGTGATTGCGGGAATGTTTCCGATGCGGATGCTGACCGGCTCGCCGCTGTTGCGCGCGACAAGCGATGCAACCGCGGCGATCAGGTTATGTGTCAGTTGATGCGTCGGCGTGATCGCGCGCAGATATGCGTCTGTCGCTTGCGCAAGCGCGCGGCCTAGTGGATCGTGTGTCACCGTGCGGGTTCCGATGTGGCGATGTGAACAAGCCGCCCGGCGCGCAATGACTGAGCACGCGCTTACACGAGCGGCCATGATGGCTGTCGCTGGCGTGCGTAATAAAGTTGAGAGTTTCGTGTAGAGCATGGTTCCGTCCGTTTGTTGTTGATTATTTGTGTGCGCTGCTATGTGCGTAACGATACCGCAACAGTATCCGTAACGCAATACCTAATTTCGTGCTGTCATGCATAATTCCTTGAATCTGCGCTGCTCTGCCTCGTACCCAGTCAGGCTGGCGTTCATCCAGGCTGGCGACACGCTACGTTTTGTATTGCGTTCGATGGCCTCACGCAAGGCATCGCCTTCGAGCAGTGCATAGCGCACGCGTGATGTGGTGGAGTCCCGCCAGATGACGCCTTTGGCAATGAGCGCATAGAGCGTGTCGCGCACCGCAGCTCGTGGCCGGTCGTGGAGTAGGGCGAATACTTCGTCGAGGGTGAATTGGTAATTTGGGTCCATTGCCGAGATCAGGTCGTCGTGCGCAACGGTCTCGGCTTGGCGTTTTGTGCTGATGGCGATGTTTCTCATGCCGGCTCCTTTGCGCCTGCTGCGTTGTATGCATCGACGGCGGCCATGCCGAATTGCGCAAACAGTCCTTCACATCGATCGACGAAGAAAGAGCGGAAGGCGCGTAACCTCTCGCACTCAGCCTCAAGCGCCTCATAGTCCGAATGCCGCACGTAGACGCCGTCCGACCTTGGCATTGAGCTAGTCCCGTATCGTTGAACCATGTTTGTCTCCTATACCTTGTGACTTGTTGTTAGGGGATAGACTGCGGATCGATATGAGCAGCAAGGTCCGCATTGCTTCATCGTCATCTGACCTCCTTTTGGTAGCCGGCCACAGCCTTTCCTATGGCCGCGCCGATTGCTTCGGGAGTGGACCCTTGAACGGCGCCGACAATCTTTACGGCGGTGAAGGTGTAGACCGCTATGATGCAGATCGCCAGAGCTGCGACGAATCCAAACCACACCTTGAAGAACAGGGGTATTCCCGGCCGGCCAAAATCGTTTCGTTTCATGCTGCCTCCCGTTTCATTTCAATCCGCCGCTCCAGACGGCGAGCCTTCTTGTTCATGACCTTCTTGAGCCGCTGCAAATACTCGACGGACCATTTGGCCGTCCACTGCATGGACTCGATCTGCTCGACGCGGTCTATCCCGATGCGCTCGACCAGGCCCTTGCGGTAGTCAACGGCGCAGCCGCCTAAATCACGGTTACAGCGAGTGCATTGGGCTGAAATATTCGGCAGAAAGAAGCGCATGTGCGGCGCGCTGCCGACAGAGCGGTAGTGACCGGCATCGACCGTCCCGCCGAACTTCTGCTGTGGTCTTGCTCCGCACGAGATGCATCCGTGACCTGCAAGCGTGTCGCGCAGCCTAGCCACCTTATTGACGACGGCCTGGCACTCAGCGATCCATTCGCGGCGCGTCTTGAGCTTTGCCTTGCGCTCGGCCAGCGATTTCCGCTCGTCGCGATTGGCTCTCGCGGCCTTCTGCGCCTTTTTCTTCTCTGTCAGTTTGATAGCGCAGGGCACGGAACAAGCTTGCTGCATCTGACGAGCGGGTTCGAAAATGACGCTGCAAGCTTTACACTTGCGCTTTCTAGGGGTCACATTCATCGTGCCGCCTCCAGCAATCCGGCGAACGGATGCGCGCGGCCATTGCAAGCAGTCCTACGCGCCTTGAGTACGCCGGAATACTTGCGATAATGACGAGCCGCCGCCTGTTTGCGAGCTACGATGCGATCCGGCTCCGGTTTGTCGCGCTTGTCGCCGAGCGCATAGACGGCGCCCCACAAGCCGCCCTTGCCGACCATACGGTGCCAGTCGCTGATGTAGACCTTCTTCGGCGTTTCGGCGCGCAAGTTGCGCAGATGCCGGCGCACGCCCGTTTCGGCGATGCCGACGAGCGCCTGCAGTTCGATGACGGTCATCGGCTCGTGGGCCAGCAGTTCGAGGATCTTGCGGCGCGTATCGTGACGCGCGCTTTGGGAATTGATTTTGGCTGTCATGCTGCGATCCTTCGTGCGCTCAGTGCGGCATCAATCCGCGATCCAATGAATGCCATGCAGGGAACGGCCATGCTGTTGCCAAGAGCCTTATATCGTGGTCCGTCTGCTGCGCGCTTGCCCCGATATGGAACGTCTGTGTAGCCGCGCGGGAAGCCTTGCAGCGCTTCACATTCGGTTGGCATGAGGCGGCGAACAGCCATTCCTTGCAAGGCGCCGTTGTGACGGCGAGGACCGTTGTTCGCGTCAAGGGTTGCGTGCGTCTCGCTTAAGCGCACGCCAGACTGTGATGACTGGAAGGCAACAGGCGGATCGGATCGAGCTGGCAGCGTGTGCGATAACTCTGGAGTCGGCTTGCTGCGATTCGTAGCGCTCGTCACCTGGTTCGGATCGAACACGCAAATAGCGGGAACGATCGGCTGCCCTCTACCAGTTCCGTCCTCGCTTGCGTCGAATCCTTCCGCCTTCAGCGTGTGTGTGATGTCGCCGGTTACGCATACCGCAAGTGGTGCCGCGCGCGATCTGTCTTGCGAAGTGGTGAGAGCGCTCGCGCAATCCGTCCTCGAGAATGTTCCGCTCTTGTAGTCCTGCGCGACGAATGTCTCTGTGTCGAAGTCGAGACGCTGGCCGCTCGTCGTCAGGCAGGTTCCAACGTCGATTGATCCGCCAGTGTTTCCGCCGCCAAAGGCTTGCAGGTATCGGCCGCATGCTTCGTCGGTTCCGGGGAAGCCGCCTGCTCCAGTGCGCGATGCAAGGGTTCCGGCAGTTTCTTGCCCCGTTTCGCGGCTCGGCGCAGAATCCCGGCGCACGCCGTCGAACTCAAAAAGTACGTCTGCGGGATTGAAGTCCTTTCGAGCACTTGCGATAACGAACACACGGCGGCGTCGTTGGGCCACTCCGAAGTATTGGGCGTCAAGGACTCGCCACGCGACTGTACGCGTGGGTCCAAACACACAACCAGCGTTCGCCCATTTTTTCCCTGGCGGCTGGAGTTCGTCATCTTCTCCGGCAAGTGCTCCAAGAAAGCAGCCGAACGCGTTGTCTTTGGAGCTGAGCACACCGGGGACGTTTTCCCAGACGGCGATTGCTGGTTGCTTTCCTGCGCGTCCGCGAACATAGTCAATTGCATCGAGCAGCCTCACATAGCTGATTGTCAGTTGTCCGCGCGCGTCCGATAGACCTTCTCGCAGGCCGGCGACGCTGAATGCTTGGCAGGGCGTTCCGCCAACGAGAACGTCAGGCGCGGCAGCATCGCCGAGCAGTACGGCCCGCGCGATCTTCGTCATGTCGCCAAGGTTCGGGACGGTTGGGTAGTGGTGGGACAGTACAGCGCACGGGAACGGTTCGATCTCGCTGAACCATGCGGCATTCCATCCGAGCGGATGCCATGCAACGCTTGCGGCTTCAATGCCTGAGCAAACAGATCCGTAGTTCATGCTGCAAGCTCCGCATATCCAGGAGGGGCGCTAAGCGGAATTCCATTCGTCGCCATCCACGCATGAACGTATTCGAGCAGGCTATTCATGCGGCGCACACCCATGTGAGCGCTAGACTCGCGAATGTTGACGAACTCGCCTTCCAGGCCGGGGATCATGTCCGCGCCGATGCCCGATGCGATCGCATGGCCGCTGATGAAAAGAACCTTCCATTGGGCAGCCGTCAGTCGACGACTCATGAAAGTCGCCTCGCGCGCGGCGACGCTGAAAAGGTGGTGCAGCAGCGCATTGGCTTGCAAACTTCTGGTGCGCTCTTGCAAGATCAGCACATGACCGTCAGGCCGGTTATGCACGGCATCGGCCGCTAAGCGCCGGTTATGCGGCGTGAGGAAGATTGTCAGCTTATCCATCACACCCCCATGACCATCACGCCACAGCGGCCACCCTTGACGATCTCGCCGCGGCAAACCAGAAGCTCGTCGATTTGCGAGTCGTCGTCATAGACGCCAGCATGGGTCAGCGCATCGAGCGCTGCCTTGACGCGGTTGTCGATGTCGGCCACGCGCCGATCACGCATGCTGACGTGCATCGCAACACAGAGGCGCGCATCGCCAAATTTGATGGCCTCGCGCTCGGCAACGATCTCGGCTACGCGCTGGCGGAAGTCTTTGCCTTCCTTCGTGATGTACATGCCACGCGGGCTCTTGCGCCAGTACGAGTTAATCGACGGCGGCAAGGGCAGGGTGAGGTATTGGGCGACGCCCGATAATGGATGGTCTGTCATGCAAACTCCAGCGTCAGACCGCGTTGCCGCTGGCGGTCACTCAGAAGCGTTTGGTACTCAGGGTTTAGTTCGCAGCCGATAAATTTGCGTCCAAGCGTTTCTGCTGCGATGCCGGTCGATCCACTACCCATGAATGGGTCAATCACGATCCCGCCAGCCGGAACGGAGTATTTAATCAGCGGCGCGATGATGCCGAGCGGCTTCTGGGTAGGATGGACTGCTCTGCCATGCTCGTTTGCGACGTCGATCACGCTGCGCACCAAGCGCGGGCCGCCGTCCTCGCTGACGTAATGCCCTGCGTCGATATGGCCGGTATGAGTCGGCCTCGTCTTACGTCGAACTGTCTTGGCTCGAGCATCGTTAGTGAATTGGGGCTCTTTGAATACGTCGCCCCATGCGCCGCGGTAAAATTGAACCGCATGTTCATGAACGCGTCGGAAGCGGTCAGCATGAAATCCGGAGCCGTTTTGCTTCTGCCACACGATGTCCTGTGCATACTTGAAACCTGCATCTTCCATATCGACGAACAGCGTCGCGATAAAGCGCATGCTTCCGAATACCCAAATGCTTGACGCCGGCTTAAGAACGCGTGCTACGCCTTCTATCCATCCCGCGCACCGGCTATCCCATTCGAGGCTTGTATCGCCATATGAAGGGTCCGTAATGCATGCATCGGCTACTGCATCAGGCCACGTCGCCATGATTTCGCGACAGTCTCCGGCGTGCACCTTGTTTAACAGATCTTTCATTTCTCTCTCTTTCGATGCACTCGTCAATTGCGTCAGAAACTGATTTGCACCCTTCGGAGCCGGTTCCGATGTGGATCTGGGGTATGACATGGCGTCGCTTTGCCTCATTTCGCGATCCAACTGCAGGACCAAGCCGCAATCTCTTTTCAATCCACCGCCAGCGTTCAGCGTCTTTCTCATTACTCATCGCCGCGCCCTCTCCCGATCTTTCTCATGCTCTCTTGTCCGATTTGATATAGCGCCACAACTCTGATTTCGCCCGCTCTGCCGCCGCATCGCCTGCTTTGCTGCGAACGGATTCGACTATCGCTTTGGCCGCGCGAAAATCGTTGCTGCGACCGTCGCGCACTGCGGCGAGGAAGCGGGCTAAACAGTCGGCTTGCGTCAGCACCACGGAATTGCTCCAAGGCTTACCGTGCGCCGGATGAACCATGCCCCACCGTCTACGCGACCGTATTCGCTGTAGCTATCGAACTTCAGGCGTAAGGCGGTGTGCATGGCAGGCTCGATCAGAACGGCAGTTCGTCGACTTCTTTCGCTGATACCAGCGCAGCCGGAATCGGCTGGAATGTGAGGCGGCAGTACGCTCGATACGTCGCCGCAATGTCTCCGCGGCAGTAGTCGGCAACTTCATCTATGCGGCCTTCCTGCACCATCGGCCATACCATCGAGCCATCGATACCTTCTGTCTTGCCGCCAACGCCAAGCGCCTTGCATAGCGCGTCGAGCTTGATGCTTCCTTGATTGCCGGCCCATCGTGTCATCGTGTCGAATACCGCCTCGTCCCACGGCTTTGCGTGAAATGGGATAATCGACGGCGGCTTGATGCCAAGGATCACCGCGCGCTGGAATAGGAAACGAAGATCAAAGCCAGTGATGTAGTGGCCGATGAACAGCGGGCGTCGGTCGCTCTGCTGGTGATAGCAGTCTGCAATGGCGGTGAACGCTTCAGCGATCAAATCTCCTTCGCTTGTCGGGTCTTGCCAGTCATCGCGATAAATTGCGATCGGCGCAGCATCGTCGAACGCCAAGCCGATGACGCAGATTTGCCCCTGAGATCCGTCAAAGCACGTTTTCTTGTACTCGTCCTGCGCGACCTCTTCGGCCCTCTCGAATTTGAACCGATCCGCCCACAATTCGAGCGCGCGCGCCTTCGAGGTAAACTTGATTTCATTCGCGTCCGTCATGCCAAGTTCGGCGCACGCTCGTTCTTTGGTCATGTCGGACGGCGCTTTGAAGTTGGCGGCGATAGATGCACGGATCTCGTCTAGCAAGCCCGGCTTCTGGCTCGGTATCGTCTCGATGTCCAACGTGATTGCGGTCATTCCGGTTCCTTTTATCGTTCGTCGTTCTGGTATCGGTACAGCACTAAGAATACCATGATGGTATCCGTAGCGGTCAAATTTTTTTGCGTCGCAAGCCGCGCCATTCGAAGCCGCCTTCGCGCTCTGCCTCTGCGCTCGGCCGGTGCTTGCACGACTCGGCGCCGTGTGGCGTCTGCGCGGTGTAGGACCATCTTTTGCCCGTCCAGTAGCTGAACATGCGGAAGATGGTTTTACCGTTTGGCTTTCGGCGCACCTCGTATGCGCCTATGTGGCGAGGCTTGATGCTCTTGTCGAACCAGTCTGTGAACTCTTTCATTGGAGTCTCCTGGCTGACGCCGGCACGCGGCCGGCGACGCGGGCTAGTGCGTTGTCAGAACGGGATCAGTTCATCGTCGAATGCGCTTCCGCCGCCATCCATCGGGTGGGACGCGCCGGCGCTCGATGCTGCGCGCGACTTATTCTTCAGCGGGCGATCCTTCAGTGCTGCCACAAGCTGCGGCAACTTCGTCGGCGTCGTCTTGCGGTCGAGAATCTCCGATGCCGTCAGTTCAGTGTCTGCCTGGAATACGGCGTTCAGGCGCGCGCTCCAGCCGGTGCCGCTGCCGTCGCGCTTCTCGTATTCCTCCATCGCCAGCAGGATGCCGACGCGCTTGTTCATCAGGTCCGGGAACTGGCTGAGAGTCTTGTTGACGTTCGCGCCAGCGTCTCGGTCCCAAACCAGCGATTGAACTTGTGCGGGCTTGATGTCCTTCACGCCGACGCATGTCATCAATGCCATCAACGTGCCGTAATCGCCGAGCTTTTCGCCGTCCGACTTGATGGTGTAGATCGAGAAGTTGGCCTTCTGGCCGTCGTCACTCTCGAACGTGAATGCGATGCCGCGCGTGCCGCTCAGCGCGGTAATGTCCTCTGCGCGCGTGAACTTGCCGACGTACTTGCCTTTCTCGTCAATGAAACTGGTGCGTTGCTCGGCCTTGCGTGCTGCTTGCGCGGATTCGTTGTTGAGTGCGTACATGGTGCGTTTTCCTGTGGGTTGCTTGTTAGGCCGTAGCCAGTTGAGTGATGCCGTAAAAATCGGCGATTGCGGCGTCGACCGCTGCGAGGTCGTTGTCGATGTGCTGCTCGGCAAACATATCGATCGGCGACTTGCAGGTGTCTGATCCGCTGTTCTGCGTGCTGAAGATGTGCCGGCCATTGATGAGCGCCGCACGAATAACGATCGTGAACAGCGATTCAACGGGGCATTTTTCGTCGAGCATTTTGCCGATCGTGCGAGCCCGGATGTTTCCGAACTCGTCCGTTGCAACGTGCCCAAGGAAATAGACGCGAACATCGTCGGGCAGAACGGACGCGGCCATCATCACGTCCCATGCGCTCTTACCAATGTCGCTGAATTTTTGGAACCCATGCTCGGAGCTGCGGCGCATGAATTCGTTTGTCATCATCAGATTCCAGTCATCGAACACGATGACCTTGCGCTGCGTCTTGCTCATCAGCGCAATGATCTGGTCGGCCTTGTCGGTCACGAAGATGTTTCCGCCCGGGTTCTCCTTCGAGCGGTACGACCAGCCCTTTGTGCGAAAGGGGAGGGGCTTTTTAATAGCCTGAATCAAAAGGGTCTGCGCCGGGTCCAGATTGCGCATGCTTGTTGACTTGCCTGTCCCGCTTTCGCCCAAAATCAAAGTTGCTACGCTCATTTTTCGCTCCTGTTCGCTCGTTTAGTTCGATTTGCTGCTGTTCTTCGCATTCGGCCTGCCATTGCCAGCCGTCGTCGTCCGGGCTGTCCATCTAGCTCACCTTGACGTGGCTGAAATGCCTGGCGATGTAGTTGGGCACAAAGCCGCTGCCGATCGCTACGCGGGGCTGCACACCGCGGCGGCTCAGTTCGGCTTTTGCCGCACGCTGGCGCTGCTCAGTGCGCGCGCAGAGTGCTTTGTGTTCGGCGTCGAGAATTTCGTTACGCGAGAGGCGCACGTTCGTCTGAACGTGGCGGAGGTCATTCAGTGATTTTGCGATCAGTTGCATGTTGCACTCCCGGAGAAAGTAAGAACGATCATCACGGCGAGAGCCATTGCGCACGCGCCAGCAGAGAAAGCGAGAAACAGGTCGTTGACCTTGCAAACGCTAGCTACTACGGTATCCGTGCAGGACAAATTTTTACCGGCGACGTCCGACTGACGCGCGCATGCAACGGGGCTAGGGCGTAATAATAACGTGGCTTTGGCGAGTGCAACAGGCTTCATGATGGTTTCCTTCCGTTCGTGGTTGTTGTTGTGCTGCTGAAATGAAGGATACTAAAACGGTATCCGTGGTGCAAGTGGTTTTGCGAAAATAATTGCTTGTTCGCCTACGCGAGGTGTGGAAGCGCAGGTGATGGCATCCAGTGCGTCACGTCGTGCCACTGCCAGTCCTGACCATCGTTGTGCGGGTTGTCCCAATAACGGAACGGCTCGTATGTTTCCTCGTGGCTTGGGTTCTCCCAGCGCAGTTCGCCAATTGCAAGCTCACCACGCAGTATCACAAGCACCGGGGTCTCATCTGGCGGCAGCTGCTCATCGACGCTGATCCACTGTGTCGATCTGCACATAGGATGAAGCGTAATGTCTGCAAGCTCTCGAATAACTGCCGTGGCTTTTGGCCCAAATTGGTCGCCGTTTAGAACGTTATAATCCGCGTCAGTGCGCATCGCATCGGCCAGCATCGTTGCTATTGCTGTCGATTGCATTCCGTGTGCGCTCATCTCAATGAACTCCAGTAAGGTGAAAGGTGCGGTGCGTCTGGCCGGCGATCTGCACGGATGCTTGCAGGGCAGAGGCGGATTCGATGCAGCGCGCGGCAATGTCGTGCGATGCGCTGGCGTGCAGCGCGTCGGCGGCAGCTTTCAGCGCGGCGATAGCGTCGATGATCTTTTCGGGGCTGACTTGCATCATTCACCTCGCGCGCGGATCATTGCATCGGCCATCTGATAGGCCCGCAACGCGCAGTCATAATCGTTGAGCGGTTTTTGTTCGCTCCACACGGCAGGCATCAGTTTCGCTGCGAAATAGTCGCGCGTCGTGATTCCTAGACTGATAAATGGCGTCTCGTTCAAGTCGCCACACCAGGGAAACGCTGGTCCGCCAGTTTTGATCTCGCTCATTGCTCGCCCCTTGCTTTAGCCAGAGCAGCGCGAGCCTTGTTTGCCGCTTCTGTGTTCGGCCACAAATGCAAGAGGGCATCCTCCAGCGCTTCGAGCAGTTCCGGCGCGGCTGCCCGCAGATAAGCATCCGCCAGTTGCTTCTCGTTCGCGGCGACGGATTTCTCTTGCATATCTGGATCAAGGCTCGACCGCATGCCGTATCCTGTCATGACGTCTTCCACCGTTTCCTGACGGGAGCCATAGGCGTATCGACGTTCCTCGAAAACCACTGCGCCGGCCGCATCAACGATCTCGATGTTGAACGGCCATTTTTCCGGCTGGCGCACGAAGAGCGGTCCAGGTGTGTGTTTGATCTCGCTCATGTCTTACACCGCTACCTGAATAACGAGTTGTTTGTGCTCTGCGTCGATTTCTTGCACGTCGATGTATTCGGCGCTGACCGGTTCGTAGATCACCACAGGCATATCGCTCGGGTACTTCTGCAAAACCGCGATCAGTTCAGCCGCCGTGATTTGTGCGTTGACGTGTGGGCGGGAATAGCTCATTGCACACCTCCGAACGGATGCGCGGTTGATGCGCCCGATACGTCAACCGTCGCGCGCCCGATGCGCACCTCGAGATCAATGGCCGCGATAATGCAACCTGCTGCGGCTCGACCTCGCTGCTCAGGCGTTCCGTTTCGAATAGCGTCGGCCGCTTGGTTCATCGCCTTGATGGCGCCTAGAACGTATTGAAGATCAATTTGCATCACTCACCTCCAGCCAGACGGCGCTTGACGATGACTTCCTTCGCATCGGTCAGCAGCGTGTGAATCGTATGCAGGTCGTCTTTGTTGCCACGTGCCAGCGCAGTCATGAACGACTCGCGTTGCGGGCCGGTCAGCTCGACCAGCAGTTCCATCAGGTCATCGAACGTGACCTCGCGCTCTACCTGCTCGCGGCGATCTTCTGCGGCCAATGCTGCGTTGTCGGCTGCTTCGAGATCCCGGTCGAACAGCCAATTGCCATATGCTTGCGTGCGGGAAACTAACTGCGGTACGTGTGGCATGATTCCGTCCTTGTTGTGTTTAGTGACGAATACTGCTTTGGTGTGTCGATGAAATGAACGATACCAAAGAAGTATCCGTCACGCAAGCGAAGAATCACTGTTGCGTTTCTGCCTCACGCTCGATCCAGTTGCGTCGCTCGAACGCCGGCCGTAACTTCTCGTGCGCGGACTTGCGTAAATCCGCGATTGCGGGCGTCACCTTGGCGGCTGCTCGCGCGACGGTCTGCGGGTGGATGGCGCACTCGCGCGCGATGCGATTGAGGCTCCAGCAATAGCTTTCCCCAAACACGAACTCTCGCGCAACGAGCATGCGAACCATCGTGCGATTGCGGTGCGCTCCTTCGAGCAGGCATACAAGCCGCTCAACGCCCGCGTGACGCTCTCCGCGCTCTCCGCCATAGGTGGCATCCAGCAGGGCGCGCTGATCCAGCGAGAGGTGCGATTCAATGACGTCGTGCACGTATTGCGCCTGTGCTTTCTTCTCGTGGACCGATAGCAGCAGGGCGGCTCCGTCAGGTCCGGTGTATTCGCCAATCTGCCCGATCTTGACGCCGGGCCGCGCGCGCCACGTGTAAGCGAAGGAAAGCGCCGCATCCATCGAGCGGAACATCGGCGCGCGACTGTCGTCTTCCGGCTTAGGAGTGCGAAGGGTGAGCCTGCCAAGCGAGCTTTCGTGTGCGGTGCATACTTGCATAGCGGTTCCTTGGTCAGTGGAGCGGGGCGGAAAGCAGATCGGGAGCGGCTTGGATTGGCTTCACGAGCTGCCCGGTATGCGGGCACCGTCGCTTCGGCAACTCGATCACTAGGCCGTCGTCTTTCAGTTCGCCTATGCGGCCGCAAACGCTTTGGATCGGATAACCGAAAATCTTCGACAGGTCAGTGCGCGAAAATGATGCAGTCGGGACCGTGCGCAGGAAGTTGAGAATCGCGAGCCGTTGAACGGCTGCTGTGCCATCCTCTTTCTTTGCGAGGAAGGATAAGAACGACGTTTCGGCTTGTCCTCTCATGCTGGCTCCTTCAGATCCTCGGTCACTTCGTCGTTGACAGGAACGCCACTGATGGGGCGGAGCAATCTATCCATCACCACGCGTCGCTTTACGATTCGAAGAATCCCATCGTTGCTGCGCACCGGAAGCGACGATCCGGCGGACTCGACCACCCAGCCTGGTTCTGTGACTTCGTAACGTATCCCGTCAACAGTCTCCATATGAACCGCAGAGCGCAAAACGGAAACTACCGCCCCGACCATTTCTGGTGTAACAACTGCCCGAATCACGTAGGCCAGATCACCAGGTTTGCAGTTCATTGCCCCACCCCCATGCGAACAATCGCGTTGACAGCGTTCAGCAGCGTCGGATCAACTTTCGGGAACCGGCGGTTGTCGCGGCGGTACTTTGCGTCGACCTCGGCTTCGGTCAGCTTCGGCCGCGGCGCCGGCGTCGGTCGCAGCGTGACGTTCTCGCCCTTGCCGATCACGTACCGGACAGCGCGGCGATAGCCGTTGTTGTCGATTGCGCGGAACTCCTGGTCGCGGCCCGGAACGCGCGCGCGTCGTAAGTATTCGTTGACCACCGATAATTCGCGCCCGATGCCCTCGGATATTTCCTGCGCAGTGCGCGGCTTGCCGTCAGCCATCAGATTGCGAATTAAGTCGGCAGTGAATACGCGTGTGGTCATGCTTGCTCCGCCATGCAGGAAAGAGGGTGGGCGCCGTAGTAGAGGCGGAAGTGGCCGATTCCGAATGTGCCTAGCACGGCGAGCGCGAGCACGATTCCGCCGATGACAGAGAGAATGGTTTTAGTCATTGCGCAGGTTGCGCTGCCAGAATGGCGCGGGCGAAGTCGAGCAATGCGCCTTTGCTGAATTTGTACGAGCCCGGCCCGGTCTCGGTCGCGCACATGAACCCGAGCATGTCGATCTGCTCATCCGTCAGCGCCACCTGTGTCTGCACTGGCTGCGTTGCCGTGGATTGCGTGGATGCGGCGCGGGCTGCTTGCCAAATCTCCCACGGACCGATAGAACGATTGGCCGGAATGCTCTTGCACCATGCGTCAAACGCCGCCCGCTCGTCCTGCTCGGCATATTGCGCGGGAACTGGGGATGCGATGCGTCTCAACGTCTCTTCGACCGCCGCCTCTGCTGCAATGTAGAGCGTCGTCATCCCGGAGCATGCCTTGCATTCATCCTCGACATATCCTGCTATTTCCTCGATCTCGCGACGCGTCAAGGTGCGAGCGACCGGATAGAGCTTTGTTCCGACCGGAATATCTTCTGCGTCCTCGATGTCGAACTGAACGTATTTCGTCCCGTCCTTGTCTTCGTACACGGACGCTATGTGCTCCACTTCCTCTTGCCGCGAACCAGCGTCGGCAATAACTTCGCAATCCGCGATGCAGTTCCTCAATTCCGCCATCGCCAGGCGAATTTCGGCGGCTGCCTGCATTGGATCGGATGCGTTTTCTAGCCATCGAGCCGTGCATTCCATCGAAAAAAGCACGCCGTCGAACGCGCGTTTTTCACGACTACTGTATGTTTGTACAGTACTCCGAGCTAATGATGCCTCGTTAGTGTTCATTCTCAGTTCCTTTTTTTATTTGTTCATATGAAAGATTTTTAGGCTATTTCGGACCTAAAAACCGATACCGTAAGTATAAACGGATACCGCCACGGTATCCATAGAATTCGCAAAAAAGATGTGCTTAGGCGCGAGCCCGATGTGATTCCCAATCAAACGCCAGAACGCGACCGCCACCTTCCCGCAATCGATCAACGACTCGCGCTGACAGATACTTCTCGATTCCGCCTAGATCCTCGTTAGAGGCAATGATGGTCGGTCGGCGCGCGTCGTACCGCCCATTGAGTATCGCAAACAGAATCATCTGCTCGTTGTCGCCGCCGCCCTGAACGCCGACTTCATCGAGAATCAGCAGATCCGGGTCGACCATCCTTTGAATCGCTTCGCGCTCAGACATTCGCGAATCTCGGCGGTACGCCTCGCGCACAAACTGGACCGCCTCATACGTGCGCGCAAAGAGCGGAAGGGCGCCGCGGCGAGCAACGACGCGCGCAATCGAGATCGCAAGGTGCGTTTTGCCTGTTCCGAACAGCCCGCACATGATGAGGTTTCGGCCGTTCGTGCTGACGTCATCCCATTGGGCGGCGTACTCGCGGCAGGCGTCAAGCACCTGTTGCTGAGCAGGAGTTTCAGCCAGATACGTTTCGAACGATGCCGACTCGAAGCGCTTAGGGATGGCCGCGCCTTTCCACCCGCTCAGCAGAGCATCGCGCCGAGCTGTACGTGATCGCTCCGCCTGCAACTCTTCGTTTTTCTTCGCGTCTTGTTCCTGCATGCACTTGTCGCAACCGCTCCAGCGTGCGACGCCTCCGAAGTTCGCGTTGAGAGACTTGTATGGGCCGTGCGTGTCGCATACCGCGTCGCGTTCCTCCATCTTCCGGCGGCCCATGATGTAAGCGGCGATGGCGTGCGCGTTAGAACGTTCCGTCTGCATTGATACCCCTCCGATAGTCGATGCCCTTGAAGTCCGCAGTCGTTACGGGCTTGCGGTATTGCATGGGCACGGTTGCCTTATGTAGCGAGTTCCAGACCTTTTGCAGATCGGTCAGAAGCACGCCGACAGGATGCTGCGCCTGCTCATAGAATCCACCGAGCGTCAGGTAATGCGTCACGACAGCCGGTGCATTGTCGGCACCGACTTGATCCACGATGCTTTTCAGTGAGGCGTTGACCTTCGCGTTTCGCAAAGGCTCTACGCCATAACGCTTGAAATACGCCACGCTGTAAGCATCCCAGGATGCAGACGATGCAGCCGGATCTTTCTTTGCGGCACACTTCTTTTTCTGCGAGACCGGAGGCGCGTCAGCGTCGCCGGAAGGTGTTAAGTCATAGCTAAGAGTCAGTTCTTTCTTAGAGTCAGTCTTTACTTGTGTCGGATTAGGCGGCGACGGTTCAGCCGTCGACGGCTCAACCGTAGACGGTTCAGCCGGTGACGGTTTATCCTGCGATGGTAAAAGTTCGCCCACCGCTTTCATCGGTGCGTCTGACACGATGTAGTCATATCCGGCAAAGCTCCCGTCTGCGTTGTGCTTCGGCTTATCGCTGCGCGAGAGATAGCCGGCCGTCATCAACTCGGCGAGAATGGCCTTCACACCGTCTCGCTTTGTGTGGCCGCCAGCACCGCGCACGCAGTCTGCTGTTTCATTCACGAGCGCCGCGACCGACACTTCCCAATGGTCAGGTTTGCTGAGAAGGAAAATAAGCAGCCCGCGCGCGGACCACGAAAGACGCTTGTCCCCGCTGATGGCGTTGCTGAGTACGTAGAAACCTGACTCGGGGCGTGCCCCGCGAACGATCGCCATTTATGCTTCCTCGTCTTTCGAATCCGCTTCCTGTTCGGAGTGTTCGGGCGGAACATCAGGCAGATTGGGGATCGGCTCGATCACGGCCGGGCCGCGCGCTTTGCCGACGAGCTTCGGCATTTCGTGGCGCAATCCGATCATGTCGATGACGGTCAGGTGCGGCTTGTTCGGTCCAACTAACTGCGCGCTGACTCGAGCGAATTCGAGCGCGCGCTTTTTGCCGACCACCTTGTGACCGTTGCGGATGTTGCTCCAGTAGATCGCGCCGATTCCGA